TAGGAAGTGGTGCAAGAACAAGACACGGAACTATTGATTTTATAATATCAGGGTTTGTTAAAGGTGCAGAATCTAATATAGACACATTAAGAAATCAATTAATCACAGCTATTGAAACTGCTGTTGAATCTGATATTACTAGAAACAGCAACGCACTAGATACACAAGTTGTATCTTGTGAAACTGATGAGGGTTCTTTATTTCCTGTTGGTGGTATAAGAATGACCATTAGATGTATGTATGAGTATCAATCAGGAACACCATAAGGAGAATAAATGGAAAAAATAATAAATAAAATTCAAAAAAAAATAGATGCAATAGAAAAATTACACGATAAAGAGAGTCTTATGTGTGAAGAAGTCAAAGACTTACTTGAAGAATTAAGAGAAAATCAAGAAGAAGATAATGTTAATGAGGAAGATTTTGAGGAAGATTTTGATGAAGAAGAAATTGACGAGGAAGAAGATAAGTAGTAAAAGGATTTATTATGGCTAAAGATATTAAATTATATAAAGATGGGAATGAAATTACAATCAACGAAACTCAGCTTGATAATTTTTTAGATTTAGGTTGGAAGCAAGATCAAGACAAACAAGTAAAAACAAAAAAGGAAAATAAAAAATGGCAACACACTTCGGCTCAGAAGGAGTAGTAACTGCTGGTGGCACAGGTATCGGTGAACTAACTTCTTATACACTTGAAACAACTGCTGATGTTGTAGAAGATACTCAACTATCTGATTCAACTAAATCATTTGTAGCTGGTAGAACATCATTCTCAGGAACTTTAGAAATGAGTTATGATGAAACTGATTCTCCACAACAAACATTAACTGCTGGAACAACAATAGCTTTTATATTAGCACCTGAGGGTAATGCTTCAGGAGATGAAACTTTTACAGGTTCAGGTATTGTTACAGGAATGAGTGTTAATGTTACGTTAGATGGAATCACTACTAGATCAGTTACTTTTCAAGGAACAGGAACATTATCAAGAGGAACTGCTTAATATTAATATATGTCAGTTATAGATAGAGTAAAAAGTCATTTTGAGACTCTACAAACTATTACTATTGAAGTTCCTGAATGGAAAGACGAGCAAGGTAATCCATCTGTTTTTTATTCAGAACCTTTAACATTAGAGCAAAAAAATGTTATTTTTAAAAAATCAAGTAACTTTCAAGATTTGACAGTTCTTGTTGATTTATTAATGATGAAACTTTTGGTCAAAAATGACAAAGGCGATTTAGTAAAAGCTTTTGAACCATTTGATAAACTTGCTTTACAAAAAAAAGCAGACTCAAATATTATTGCAACAATAGCTAATAAAATATTAGTAGATACATCTCTAGAAGAATCTTTAAAAAAGTAAATAGCGACCCTGACACCCAATCTCTGTTAGTGGTTGCTGATAGACTTAAATTAACAATCCAAGAGGTATTAGATATGCCTTTAAGCCATTATAATCTTTGGATAGCTTACTTGAAAAAAGAACAAGATGAGTATAAAACAAGAACATCACTAGCTGAAGCAAAAAGGTATAAAAGATAATGGCACAACGACTTAATATAGACATAGTAGCACGAGATAAAGCAAGTAAAGCTTTAAATGGTCTTAGAGGTGGTTTAGCAAAAGTAAGAGGTGCAGTATTTAATCTTCGTAATGCTTTTCTTGGTTTAGGTGCTGGTTTAGTTATTAGAAACCTAGTTAATACAGGTAGAGAATTAGAAAACTTACAAGTCAGATTAAAATTCTTATTAAAAGATACTAATGAGGGTGCAAAAGCTTTTGACAATATGGTCAAGTTTGCTTCTAAAGTTCCATTCTCTCTTGAAGAAATACAATCAGGTTCAGGTATATTAGCGACAGTTACAGACAACGCAACAGACTTACAAAAAATGTTAGAGATAACAGGTAATGTTGCGGCAGTAACAGGTTTAGATTTTAGAACAACAGCAGAACAAATACAAAGATCATTTAGTGCTGGTATTGGTGCGGCAGATTTATTTAGAGAAAAAGGTGTTAGAAATATGCTTGGTTTCCAAGCTGGTGCAGAAGTTTCAATAACACAAACAGTTGAAGCTTTTGAAAAAGTATTTGGTAAAGGTGGAAGATTTGGTAAAGCAACTGATGAGTTAGCAACGACATTAACTGGAACTTTATCTATGATTGGAGATAAAGCATTTTCTTTCAAGAAAACATTATTAGATGCTGGTTTCTTTGCAGAACTAAAAAATCAATTTGGTAGTTTAGATAAAGCACTTGAAAGAAACTCAGAACAGATAGACAGAATAGCAATAGGTTTTGGTACAGTATTAGCTAAATCAGTTCAGGGTATTGCTGGATTCTTTAAAATATTAAAAGATAATATTGATTTAGTTATTACAGCTTTAAAACTTCTTATAGCAGTAAAAATAGTTTTATTTATGGTTTCATTAGGTAAAGCAATAATGGTGGTTCTTGCTGGTTTAAGAGGTATTGCGGCAGTTTCAGGTGTTGGAATACCTTTACTTGCTGGTTCAGTAGCCGCAGTAGCTTTAACTTTTGAACAAATGAACAAAGAAATAAATAAAGTTACTGAATCAATGTCAGATGCAATAGATAAGAATATTGAGTTTCAAAATTTAATAAAAGGTGCAGATGCCAACGAGGGATTTGTAGAACCTTTTAAAGAGGTAGTACATAAAGTTAAAGAGTTTGAACACGAATTGTCAGTAGCAGTTCCATCAGCAACACAAAAAGCTATAAATAGATTTGAAGAATTAAATGATGGTGCAATTAATAATATGAAATTACAGATGGAAAATATAAGAATGACAATAGCTGAGGGTATATCAAGTGGAATAACAAAGGTATCTGATGGTATAGCAAGATCAATTATTCTTGGAGAAAAACTTGGTAATATTTTTCAAAAAATAGCACAAGATGCAGTTATTAGAATATTACAAGGTTTAATAGAAATGGGATTAAGAATAGCTGCTAATATAGTTTTAGAAAAAGTATCTGAAGCAATAGCAAGAAGAAAAAATAGATCACAAAATGATTTAAACAATGGTCTTAAAACTGAAGTAGCTTTAAGAGCAATGATTGCCGCTTTTGGTGGTGGTGGTGGTGGTGGTGGTTTTTCTTTACCATTTTTTAATAAAGGTGGTGCTGTATCAAAAGGAAAACCTGTTGTTGTAGGTGAAAGTGGTGCAGAATTATTTATACCAAACCAAACAGGACAAATTACACAATCAGCTAGAGGAACAGGTGGTGGTGCAGTAAATGTTAATTTTGCAATAACAACTTTAGATGCAACAGGATTTCAAGATATGTTAGTTCAAAATAGAGGAACAATATCTAATATAATAAATCAAGCTGTTAATGAGAGAGGTGGAAATAATTTAGTATAATGAGTGGTGCTTTTCCTATATCTAATTCTAAGTTCTCAACAATGGGCATTAAGTCTATTCAAAAGACTTTAATATCTAAATCAGATAGTGGTAAAAAATTAGCAAGGCAGATAGACGGACAAAGATTTGCTTTTACAGCAGAAATTATAACAGGAAAAAGATCAGATGTTTATGGAGAACTAATGGGATTTATTATTAAACAAAGATCAGGTAAAGAAAATTTTACAATTATCCCACCTGAGATTGAAGATGCTAGAGGTTCTGAAACAGGAACAGTTCTAGTGAACGGAGTTCACGCAGTTGGTGATACAACAATAGCAATGGACGCATTTGCTGGTGATGGTGCGGGGAGATTTAAGACGGGAGACTTTATTAAATTTGCCTCGCACGATAAAGTTTATATGGTTGTTGCTGATGTAACTTCAAGTTCCAATGCGGCTACTGTTACTATTGAACCACCATTAACAACAGCATTAGCAGATAACTCAGTTGTAACTTATGACAATGTTCCTTTTACAGTTTATTTAACATCAGATATTCAAGAGTTTGGAGTAGTGGGTTCTGATAAAGATGGTAATTTACTTTATAGTTTTCAGTTTGATGTTGAGGAAGCTTTGTAATGAAATATTTTGTAAGGCATTGGATAACTGTTGATATGATAGCAGAAGAAGTTATAGATGGAGATGGTGTTGATTTAAAAACAAACAATATAGGAAAACACGAAGAACCATCTGATAAAGCAACTTATATCGTGTCGGATTATGTTAAAGTAAAAAGGAGAACAATAGAAGATTATGACGAGAAGTCTCACGACAGCAGTAAAAAACGAACTAGCAACAGATGATATTAGACCAATCCATCTTATTACAATCGGTTTTGGTACTCCTATTAATATTACTGATTGTTCATTTCCATTAACAAGTTCAGTTTCAGGTTCTAGTGTAACCTATTCTTCTTCTGATTTTATTTTAGGAATCTCAAACTTTACAGAAGAAACTGATATAACTAAAACATCTATAAATCTAACTTTATCAGGTGCAGATCAAACTTTTATTTCTACTTGTTTAAATGAAAATGTTGTCAATGATAGTGTAGATATATTCAGAGGATTTTTAAATGATAGCAATGCTCTTATAGCTGATCCTTTTCTTTTGTATTCAGGTCAAATTGATACTTTTGCTATTAATGAAAATAAAAATGAAAGTACAGTAGCAATACAAATAGTTTCTCATTGGGCAGATTTTGATAAAACCAATGGTCGAAAAACAAACAACACTTCACAACAAAGATTTTTTAGTACAGATGTTGGTATGAACTTTTCAAGTCAAACAGTACAAGATATTAAATGGGGTAGAGCATAATGGGTTGGGGAAGTGTTTTTAAATCTATAACAAAGATTATTACTGCACCTATAAAAATATTAAGTAAAGCTTTATCTTGGATTGTACCTAAACCACCTGAGATTCCTGACTTTGGAACAACAGACTTTGATGATTTTGAAAAAGGTATTCTTTTAAATAAACAATCTAATGACGCAAGTATTCCTGTAATTTATGGAACAAGATTAGTTGGTGGAACAAGAGTTTTTATGGAAACATCAGGCACAGATAATACTTATTTATATATGGCTATTGTTCTTGGAGAGGGAGAAATCAATGATATTACAGAAATTAGAATTGATGATAAAGCTGTTACTTGGTCAGGAGATTTAGCAGATAACACACAAAGAACAGTTGGAAGTGGAGATAGTAATTTTTATAAAGATAGTGCAAGTTTAATTACAGTAGAACCTCATTATGGAACAGACGGACAATCAGCATCAACTTTATTATCTACTTTATCAAGTTGGGGAAGTAATCATAAATTATCAGGATTAGCATATTTAGCTTTAAGATTTACTTGGAATCAAGACGCATTTAGTTCAATTCCAAAAGTTCAATCAGTAGTTCAAGGAAAAAAAGTTGTAACTTTAGCATCTAACTTATCTGAAGAAACTGCTAGTTTTTCAAGCAATCCAGCTTTTTGCTTATTAGATTATTTAAGAAATACAAGATATGGAAAAGGAATAGCAACAGCAGACATAGACTTACAAAGTTTTTATGATGCTTCACAAGTATGCGTAACACAAGTAACACCTTATTCAGGTGGTTCAGATATAAACATATTTGATTGCAATGCTGTGTTAGACACATCAAAAAAAATTATAGACAATGTTAGAACTTTATTAAGTGGTTGTAGAGGTTATCTTCCTTATACATCAGGCAAATATAAATTAATAATTGAAACAACAGGTTCAGCTAGTATTACTTTAACAGAAGATGACATTGAGGGTGGATATACATTAAATAGTGAAAATAAAAATGATAAATATAATAGAGTTATTGTATCATTTATTAATCCAGCTAGAAATTATCAAGTAGATGAAGTTCAATTTCCACCAATAGATGATTCAGGTTTAACAAGTGCAGATCAACACGCAACAATGAAAACTGCTGATGGTGGTTTTTTATTAGAGGGTAAATTTGACTTTCAAACAATAACTTCTCCTTATCAAGCAGAGGAGATGGCAGAAATTATATTAAGAAGATCAAGAGAAGCTTTAAAACTTAATATCAATGTTGCTGGAGATGGATATGATTTAGCCATAGGTGATATTGTTAATATTACCCATTCATCATTAGGTTTTTCAGCAAAAGCATTTAGAGTATTGGCTATAACTTTTAATGAAGATTTTTCATTAGGTTTGACACTTGTAGAATATCAAGCATCACATTATACGTGGGCTTCTAAAGCACAAGTTTCTTCAACACCTAGTACAACACTTCCAAATCCTTTTGTTATTCAACCACCAGCTTCAGTAACTTTAACAGATACATTAGTTGAGTATAATGATGGAACAGTTATTGTAGCTTTAGATGTAGCTGTCGGTGCATCTCCTGATAGCTTTGTTGATTTTTACCAAGTAGAATATAAATTAAGCACAGATTCTAATTTTATAATATATGCACAAGGTTCAGGATTAAATCATAGAGTTTTAAATGTAATAGACCAAAAAATTTACAATGTAAGAGTTAAAGCTGTAAATAGTTTTGGAGTATCATCAAGTTATGTATCAGCAACAAGAACTATTGTAGGTGCAATAGAACCACCAAGTGATGTTGAAGATTTTGCTTGTAATGTTGTAGGACAAGAAGCACATTTAGGGTGGACTCAAATATCTGATCTTGATTTAGCATTTTATAGTTTAAGATATAGTGAAGAAACAGACGGAACTGCTGATTGGCAAAACTCAGTAGCTTTAGTAGAAAAAGTATCAAGACCAGCAACTTCTATTTCAGTACCAGCAAGAGCTGGAACATATCTTATAAAAGCAGTTGATAAATTAGGAAATTTTAGTTCAAATGCTACTGCTGTTATTTCCAATGTAACAAGCACATTAAATTTTAATGCTGTTGCTACACAATCAGAACACCCTAGTTTTTCAGGAACTTTAACAAACACAGTTATTACTGATGATGCTATTGAGTTAGATTCTTCTGAATTATTTGATAGTGCTTCTGGAGACTTTGATGATGAAACAACTAGATTTTTTGATTCAGGTGTTGCTAATGCTGATTTTCTTTCAAGTGGTAATTATCAATTTGCAGATGTTATTGATATTGGAGCAAAACATACGGCTAGAATTACTGCATCATTAACGCAGACTTCAGATAACCCTGACGATTTATTTGATAATAGAAGTGGTGATTTTGATGATGCTAAGTCTAACTTTGACGGAGATACACCAGCTAATGCAAATGCACATATAGAAATAGCAACTTCTGATGATAACTCTACTTATACATCTTTTCAAAACTTTGTAATAGGAGATTACACAGCTAGATATTTTAAATTTAGAGTTGTTTTAATTTCAAGAGATAATGCTTCTACTCCAAGAGTAACTGCTGTAAGTGTAACTATTGATATGCCTGATAGAATTTTTAGTGGAAATGATATATCTTCAGGTGCTGGAACTAAAACAGTAACATTTACAAATCCTTTTAAAACTGCTAATTATGCAGTTGGAATTACAGGGCAAGGAATGGCAACAGGAGATTTCTTTTTAGTAGAAAGTAAAACAATTAATGGATTTAACGTAACCTTCAAAAACTCAGGTGGTTCAGCAATTTCAAAAACTTTTGATTTTATTGCAAAAGGTTTCTAAAAGGAGTATAAACCGAATATGGCACAACACGATTACGATATAGCAAACGCATCATTTCCAACAGTTAGATCAGACATTAATAGTGTTTTATCTGCAATTAACTCATCTAATTCAGGTTCATCAAGACCAAGTTCTGCAACAACAGGAACAATTTGGTTAGACACAACATCAGCATCTAGTCCTACTCTAAAATATTATGATGGTGCTGGAGATATATCACTTGCAACTTTAGATCATTCAGCAAATACTGTTAATTGGTTAGACAGTACAGTTACAGCAGATTTAGTGGGAGATACTTCTCCTCAATTAGGTGGAGATTTAGACACAAATTCTTTTAATATAAAAATAGATGATGCACACGGAATACAAGATGATGATGGAAACGAATTAATTACTTTTCAAAAAACAGGGTCAGCAGTAAATCAATTTGATATTACAAACAATGCAACAGGCAGTAATCCTATTTTTGAAGCAACAGGTGGAGATACTAATATTGGAGTTGATATAAAACCAAAAGGTTCAGGCGAAGTTGTTATAGGCACAGGTTCAGCATCAGCAACTTTAACAACAAAAGGAACTCACGATTTAGTTCTTGATACTAATGCTGGAACAAACTCAGGAAACATAACGATAACTGATGGTGCAAATGGAAACATAGATTTTACGACTAATGGTACAGGTGCAATTAAATTTAACGATTTAGCATATATTCCACAACAAGCATTAACATCATCTTCAAATGCAGTAGCTTGGGATTCACAAGCTAAAGCAAATGCTTATCACTTAACAACTGAGAACACTACTTTTTCTGCACCAAGTAATGCAGTAGAAGGTGCTTTTATTTGTTTAGAAATTAATTATGATGGTTCTCACACTATTGCTTGGAATACTGTATTTGAGTTTTCTGCTTCAACAGAACCAACAGAAACAGCTACAAACGGAAAAACAGATATTCATATTTTTAGATATAATGGTGCGATATGGCAAGAAGTTGGAAGAACAATGAATTTAAGTGAAAGTTAAAATATGTGGGCATTAGTAGAAGATAACGAAATAACAAAAATTATTAATAAACCAAAAGGTTTAGTGATAGGAGATACTCGTCATTCAAGAAAAATATTTGAATTATGGACTAACGAAGAAAGAGAAGCTATTGGAATTTATGAAGTAATATTTGATAACTCTAATAAAAAAGATGAAGCATACTACAATAACACAAATCAATCTTTTGATTATGCAGATGGAGAAGTTACAGCTTCTTATGGAAGTGCAACACCACAAGAACTAGATGATGTAACTGATGAAAATGATAATGTTACAGAAGGATTAAAAACTAAACATAAAAAAATTATAAAACAACAAGCATCAGGATTATTAACACCGACAGATTGGTATGTATTAAAAGCAATAGATGTAGAAGATTATTCAGTACCAAGTAATGTATCAACTTTTAGAACTAACGTAAGAACAAGATCAAATGAAATGGAAACTGCCATTGATAATGCAAGTGATGTAGATGCTTTAAAAGCATTATATGAATATGTCAATACAGGCACAGAAGCAAATCCTGTTATGGAAAGACCATTAGGAGAATTTCCAACATTGGAGATTTAATGATTCCAATTCTTTCAGGCAACGTAGCATCAGCACTACCAACAGGTTATAACGTAGCTAATTCTGCAAGATTTAATGATGGAGATAGTGCATATTTAGATCATACTCACGGTGCAGTTACAAGCACACGAAAAAACACTTTTTCTTTTTGGGTTAAAAGAGGATTACTAAGCTCTTATCAATATATAATTTCAACAAGAAATGGAACTAGCACAAATAGAGATGGAATAGCTTTTAATGATTCCGATCAAATTGATATAAGATATAACGCTGGATCATCTTCTCCAATAAGACTTACAACTACTAGAGTTTTTAGAGACCCTACGGCTTGGTATCACATTGTAGTTGCAGTAGATACAGAACAAGGTACAGCATCAAATAGAATTAAAGTCTATATAAATGGCACACAAGAAACAACTTTTGCTACTGCTAATTATATGGACGAAGATTATGATTTTGCTTTAAATGCAAAAACAGATCAAACAACTGATATAGGAAATGACGCAAGATCAGATGGTTCTTATTTTGACGGATATTTAGCAGAATTTGTAGCTATTGATGGTACACAAAATGCCGTTACAGATTTTGGAGAGTTTGATGAAGATTCTCCTACAATATGGAAACCAAAAGATGTATCAGGTTTAACATTTGGTAATGCTGGATTTTATTTAGATTTTGAAAACTCATCAGAATTAGGAACAGATGTATCAGGCAACTCAAATACTTTTTCTGAAAATAATTTAGACGCAACAGATCAAGCAACAGATACTTGCACAAATAATTTTTGTGTAATGAATCCTTTAGATAATGCTATAAATCAAGCAACTTTTTCAGAGGGAAATTGCAAATTAGTTACTGCAAGTTCTCCATATTATTATAATACAGGTACATTCGGACTATCAAGTGGTAAGTTTTACTTCGAATGTAAAGTTGCAAGTTCAGCACCAAGCGATTACAATTTAATTGGTATTGCTGGAGAAATGATTGGTGGAATGGCAACAGATAGTGAATTAGGTGGAACAGGTACTTACGGATATGGTTATCACGGAAATAATGGAAAATATAGAAGTGATGTACCAACAGGTTCAGGTGCTGGTTATGCGTATGGTACAACTTATTCTACAAGCATTATTGGAGTTTATATAGATTTAGATAATAATAAATTATATTTTGCAAAAGATGGCACAGTTCAAAATTCTGGAACAGGAATTGATATTGGAACTTCACCACCACACGGAGTTTTTTTTCCAGCAGGCGGAGAACAATCTACTTCTGGGTCAGCAACTTTAGAGTTTAATTTTGGTGGTTGTCCAGCATTTAGTATTTCATCAGGTAATTCTGACCCTAATGGATATGGTAATTTTGAATATTCGACAACTATAACAGGTGATGGTGCAAGTAAATCTTTTTTTGCGATTTGTACTAAAAACTTAGCGGAGTATGGATAATGGCTTATACAACAATAGACGATCCTGAAGCATATTTTCAAGTTAAGACTTATAGTGGAACAGGAAGTTCACACACAGTTACTTTAGATGGTACTACAGATATGCAACCTGATTTTACTTGGATAAAATCGCGTAGTCATACCTACTCGCATTCTCTTAGAGATGCTGTGCGTGGTGCTAACTCTCTTTCTACCAATAATAGTAATGCTCAGTATTCTTCATCAACAGAAATTACCTCTTTTAATTCAGATGGATTTACTTTAGGCACAGATGCTGGAGTTAATAATGGTAGTCATACTTTTGTTTCTTGGAATTGGAAAGAATCTGCAACAAGTGGGTTTGATATAGTTGAATATACTGGAAATTCCACAAATAGAACGATTGCTCATTCATTGTCAGCAGCACCACATATGATTATTTTAAAATCACATACTCACGGAGAGCAATGGGTTGTTGGACATAATAGTATGGACGGTTCGTCAGTACCAGCAAGTAACGCTTGGAATAATTATATGCACCTTCAATCTACAGCCGCAACAGCATCAGCAAGTAATAGATGGCAAAATACTGCACCTACTAGTAGCGTTTTTTCTTTAGGTACTGAAGATCAAGTTAATGGGTCAAAAACTTATATTGCTTATTTATTTGCACCCAAACAGGGATTTAGCAAGTTTGATTCATATCGAGGTACGAATAGTGCTGATGGCCCATTTGTTTTTTTGGGGTTTCGTCCCGCTTTCTTACTAATTCGTAGTGTATCGACAACTGATTGGAATATTTTTGATAACAAAAGATTTGGTTTTAACGGAAAAAATCCTACACTTTTTGCTAATTTAAGTAATTCTGAAGATACAGAATTTGGCAGAATAGATTTTTTGAGTAATGGATTTAAAATTAGAACAACGAATGCACAAGTTAATAATGATAACACACCGCATATTTACATGGCCTTCGCAGAATCTCCTTTTGTTAATTCCAAAGGTGTGCCAAACAACGCAAGATAAAACTTAAAGGAGTCTATCAATGCAATTATCAAAACATTTCAAACTAGAAGAATTTGAAAAATCAATGACAGCAACTCGTCATGGTATTACTAATAAAGCGGGAAGTGGAGAAATAAAAAATTTAACAGATTTATGCTATGGTGTTTTAGAACCCGTAAGAGCAAAATTTGATAAACCAATAGTTGTTACTTCAGGATATAGAAGCCCTGAGTTATGTGAAAAA